ATATTAGACCTAAGCTGGGTTCTCTTTAATACTATTAAGACTTATATATACCCTGAAGTGGAAGTATCACTTAATACATTTGACGGCACGCCTAACGTCATATCTATAAGGGACGGTCATGCCACTTTTTTTAAACTCAAAAACAAGAAGCAAGTCAATACTACGCTCGCCTAAGAGATCCGTGCTGGCTATTCAAAGTCGGGTGTATAGGAAGTTTTCGTATAAAAGGAAAAACCTATTGCACAAAATCTCGGAAAATATCCCGTAACTCCTAGAGCCTTCCACTAAGAAGTTGCTAGTACATTATCACTTCCTTCGTAGATCAAATAGGGTAGTTCCTAAACTAAACGTTTCACTATTGGCATGTAAATAGATTCCGACCTTTAAACGCATTTATCCTAATATCCCTATGTTTATTACGACGATGTACGTAACTATAGAAAGTATCCTCATCCTGAACTAAGAGTTTACAGTGATTTTTTACACTATCTAGCTGTCAAATCTGCTTTACAACTGAGTCTTAGAACTGGATAAACTATCATAGAACATGCAGCTAAGCCTCATAAGTTGTAATATTGGTTTAATAATAACGAATTACAAAAATACCGATGGACTAGACCATAATACGTATACTAAGATTTGATTTATGAATGTAGTAACATGAAACAGTAATATTTAGGAGCAGAAGATTATAAACCCGATCCTAACATTCATATATTACATGACGTAGCTTATTACAACATATTTACTAGTCTTTCTTAGTTCAAGGCATGATAAACATTATACGTTTCCTACGTTAAATATCCAATGTGCGAAGGGACATATTATTACGGCGAAGCAGTAGCTTAAGTTTAGAATAATATGGTTACAGTACTAGTACGTGGTAATGCGCGACCTTATTAGCACTAATTGTTTAGAATATAACCAGGATATTATGAAAGTAACGGTCTTTATCTCCATATATACCTCATCGAATCTTATGAATGGAGTCCTGACGTATCGCAATAGCTATTACGTATAGATGTTTTATAAAACAAGAACAAAAATTATATTTATAAATCCTTAGATTTGAAAACGTGGTACCCTTACACCTATCAAAAATATATATCAGCGTAAACGTATAATCGTCAATATAAGCTCGACGATTAAATCATGTTAGTCCAAGATCTTAAATGTAATCGCATTTAATATGCGTATTACCCGCATCTTCAAGACGCTATTTAAGAATACTATACACATTGCAGTACTAATGAAGAAGTCAGACGTTAATTTAATTTATTATATAAATAAATTAAGAAAAACGGGCTTCTTTCTGGAAAATACAGCACTTTTTAATGTTCGGAACAAAACGTACTTTATTAATACTTACATTATAGATAGTATAAATAAGTATCATAGTACGACACTATATAAGGATTCAACGATATTCCTGTTAACAAGCCTTCCCAAAATCTCATCACTGATAATACCGCAAACAATCACAAAATGAAAGTTGTTTACATTATGTCCGTTGTCGGATCGCTCGTTTCCATTTTCTTCTGTGAGAATTAATATTTTATAATAATGATTATTCTTCTCGTCGCATGTATCGTATATTACATACGAACATTAACGATACGTAACAGATAAAATATCCAGATCGTCAACGAGAGTTGTAACGGTATGAGTGCCATAAACAGAGCGGGTCGAAATAATTATCCTGAACTTACACAGGATACTTATGATACATTGAGCGCGTAACCTATACACTTCAGATCTACTCCTGTATCCTCCGATCTTACCACACACGCAGTACACTTTAATTCGTTTTCCGAATAAAACGATAAGATTTTTTATCCTGATGGAACTTCTAGGTGTAAAATAGAATAATATGGCAATCTTGAGTGTAATTGCAAGGACCTTTATGAAGGTGTTCAAGGCGTCGATTTTTAACACTTCGGAGCCTGTCACCACAATGCCATATCGGCCTTATTGTTAAGACAAGCTAACGCTCTAGAAAAACCTGATCGGAATATTATAATTGAGTTCTAGAAATACGTTATATAATATTTTGATAACCATGATCGCTAAATCAGGAACTACTTATACGAAAACGCGTTCGGTTATAAAATAAGCGATTATCTGGAGTCATTAGACTCGAAGAAATAAAAAATTTATACGTAAGGCTTCTAATAATTTTTCGAAAATAATACCATATAAATGACTATGGATTTCTTTTCGAAAACCAACGAAATTCATAAATACGATATTAAGAACAGACCTAGAGCCATTTTCAATCCTAAGCCTTCCCTTAAAGCTATCGGCAGTTTTATAGCCAGATTTTTTATAAAACTATTTAAATAATTGGAGCCTGGGTATATTAGCGGATACAACGAACAGGAGATAGGGAAAATAATTACAGATCAGTTAAAAATTCGTGGCTATAATTAAGATCATTGCTACAGTTACGATGGTTCAGGCCACGACAGCCATTAGCACTATGAACTAATAGATATAGTGGATAATTATTTTTTAAATTGATACCTAGGTTTGTTTTTAGAGATTAACTAATAAATACCCGCAGTATATCATGATACGATTATACAAGCTCTTACAAAATTATCAGTTAAGGCTTACTCGTCATAAGGGTTATCTTTTACGATCAAAGGTACCGTATTTTCGGGACACCCAACGAGGACTACATTGTTTAATACTCTTCGATCAATACTATATAACAGGTTTGCTTTCAAAGACGAAGATGCACAATTAATGGTCTTCGCTTCTGGCGACGATATATTGTGCTTTACACCTTCATATTGATAGTCCTCTGGACTTATCTCTCGTTATATAGGCGCAGAGATGAGAACCAGCGGCCTCGGTTAATTACCGAAATCGCTCGCAATAGGCCATCTCTCTCAACAATCTTTTTTATCCCGTTATTTGTACAATATTAATGGTAACATACTACTAAGCAGGGACGACAATAAATTGTTGAAGTCAGGTCTTCTACGAGCCTTAAATTGCCCACTTAATTAATAAGACTATTGAAAAGCTTAGATGATAATGGAAAATTATGAAAATAATATGCTAGCGACTGACGACCCTATATGGAATAAGCATTGAAACCTTTATACGAATCTTTCGTTAAATAATTTCGATTTAAGATCGTTAACTAAACTGGACAATAATTACTCGTTACGCATGAGAATTAACGACTACACACATGAAGATAAAATTTGTTTATAGTCACAACGTTAATTTGACATACGTTACGATTAAGATAGGTTGGATACCTTTGCCCTGCATTTATGAGCAGGCGGTTTCCAACGTAGAACCCCAATCATTATTAATTAAATTATGCAATAAAAGAAAAACAAACAACCACAAACCAACATTAATAGAGTTATATCTTAAACTGCTCGATAAGTAGTTTAAAATATGTAATCTCAAAAACAATAAAAGAGAAGCGGTAACGGAAAACGTAAGATCAAAACCGTTACTCTCGGACATTAATAAGCCATATACGGAGCCGCTCCGTTCATAGACGATAACGATAAAAATTATCTTTATCTCAAATAATTGGCAGACCCATTCTCTATATGAGGCATCAGAATGCCTACAGCATTCTCTGCTCCCACGCAAGTAAAAAATTTACACGGATCGGTTACAGTTACAGCAAACGCTCTAGGTTATGCTAGAGTTTTTATGAATATGTACGGCGGTAGTATCAGTATATATAATGATGTTGCCCATACTGAAACAGTATTGGGAGCTATATCTGGTATAACAGCTAACGATACAGACTACACAACCGCAAATCTTACATGAGTATGCGCAGCCGGATTAAGACTTAGAAGCTTAGCATCTAATCTTAACGACGCCGGCACCATGTAAGCTTATTCTGCAGTTTTGCCTAACAACATAGCCAACTATGATGTATATAGAGATAATCCTAATCAGTATATTTATCCTAAAGGAAGCACAGCGTAGGTCTTGTACTACCCTTACGATATAACTGATTGTGGATTATTTAGTCCTTCTACACCAATTATCCCTAGAGCTACCTGTCATATAGGATTTATGATAAAAGGATCTCCCGGCATTTCTTACGATTTAGAATATTCGTATACCTTTGAGTACGTCTCGTCAAGTAATACCGACCTCGTTCCTTGCACTTATGGTCCTGTAGGAGAAGCAGGAGAAATTCTCTGTACCGAGAATAATCTCAACAGAGCTGTACCTTCTGGTCCGGAATCTGTAAATAAGACCATCTCTGACAGTATAACCAAAGCCTGGAGTATAACCCAATGAACTATATAATTGAGTAAAATAGCATACAATCTTTATAATAGAATGTATCCTGATACTGGATTACCAAGAGTTAGATACTGACCTAAGGGTCTATATCCAACTTCCTTACGAATCACGATTCGAAGATCTACGGATCACACCACGAGCCTATAGCCTCCTAGCTACAGACCCGTAACAAAAAGTTGGTTGTCTACTTTGAAGACAAGACTGCATCCACAATTTAGCAGTATAAAAACAACCTGTGC